TACATATCTATTACGCTCAGCGTAACGAAGTTTTTTTCTAGCAATCTATCTGCTCCTGATCCTTTGACGTATGTCTCTGCTACTGGCTGGCCTTCGTTCATTCGCCTGGCTGCAATTGCATCTGCATCGAATACGGTTGGCTGGCTTGATCCGATCTGTGCTGGTTGATACGCTGCGGAGCATTTCTGAGCTGCCTTCACGAAATTGTAAGGCGTGGGCCATGATCTTGTGCGGTTGTTCTTGCGTACATCTTGGGACATCTTGCTTAGAACATTGTTGAGGGCGTCTTCATTGATACCGTCTGATATCTCTGAGTTGATATCCTCGACCATTGCTGACATTTCTTTAGCAGCTCTATCTGTGGTGTGGTTTGCCGGTACATCGTAGGATTGCAGCTCTTGCTGTAACCATGCGCCAATTGATCTTGTACGTTGCTCGTATTTCATTGGATCATCTTTCTATCATTTGTAAGTGAGCCAAGAATGGCCTGCATTTGTTGATCGCTGCTCATGTCCTGCAATGAAGCCTCTTGCAGTTCGTCATCCCATCTTTCCCCGTTTAGCCATGTTGCCAGGTGCGGCATGAATTTATTATCTTGGTTGCCCCATGATCTGACAAAGAGTGCTAGTGAATGTTGGATCTTATCGGCTGGCGTTTTTGTGATTGCCTTTGCCAGCGCTTTTCTTGCTGTACCCTTGCCTACCTTCTTTGGATACATCTTCCAAAGATCATCGAAAATGGACATATCTTTAGAGGTTATACTTCCAAGGTTATTACTTCCAAGGTTATGGGGTGGCAGATTCTGCCATGGGGGGCTAGCAGAATCTGCTAGGGGGGGTGGCAGATTCTGCCATGGTTGTTTTGTTAGGTTTAAGCGATATCCGTTGCTAGTTTGACTGCCATTGCTGCGCTTTCGTTGCACTCTTGTGACTACTCCTGATTGCTCAAGGGTGTCTATGTGTCCTTGAACTGCACGTTTTGACATCTCACATTCTTCCGCAAGAGTAGAAAGGCTGGGAAAGCAAGCTTCTGTTTCGCTGTTGTGATGGTCTGCTATCCAATAAAGCACGATCTTAGCCGGTGCTTTTAGCCCCTTTTGCTGCATCGCTAGTGCAGTCATATAATGCGACATCATTTTACCCTTTTCATTTGGGCAAGATCAGCCTATTCTGACCTTGCTGCTGCTGCATTGGTTGTTGGTTCTTTCAGTGTATCCTAGTCCCAGCGCCCCTGCAAGAATTTGTGGGGGCGTTCTCTTTACCAAGTCACAGTTGTAATTAGGCACGGATCTTCTGCGTACCTTTTAAACGCTTTAAGCTCATATATTTGCGCGTCATCATCCCAAACTATGCCGTTGAATGCGTCCAAAACCTTCGCCATGTTATCAATATCAGGCTTACCTGGGTAAATTTCATGGTTCCTGGCGGCTTCCTTTTTGGCCTTTGTCCAGCTCTTTGGGATCTCAAACTGTGCCTTAATCAACACCGAACAAGGCTTACTTGTAACCTCTAAACCATGCGCAACCATGTAGTCAGACGCAACCGCAGCCAGCCGCATTTCATATTTGCGCGTTTTCTCAGGCGTATAAACCCGCCCCATTCTTGTGAACCTTGGCCTACCTTTGCCGATTGGCTGGCCGTTCATCCAGATATAGGCGGTTGTCATATCCGGTCTAGCCACTTAATCACAGTCGTGGCATCTGCGGTATTTGGAATTAAAACCTTTTCTTCGTCAACAATCATATATGCCCCTACAACTTCGTCCATGACATCAGCCACGCTCACAGAGCGGTCAAGTCCTTGCAATATCAGATCAACGGCCAAACGGCTTTGCGATATCCCTTGATCTGTTGAAGCGATATCAAGCCTTTTCTTTAATCCGACAGGCAAGCGCACAACTAGGGGCTTTTTCTCTTCTCCCTTTGTTTGGTATTTCATTTTCTTTTCCTTTGTTTTCAGCGACTTGTTAAATATATCCACATTTTGTTAATAATTGTATTGCTATCTATTGTGATATCGGTTTAAAGTAATTTCAACAACAACGCAACAGGAGAATAAAACAATGAGTGACGGCGTAAAAGATCTAATCAAATTTTGCCTTTGGTCAGTGGTCATTATTGATATTTCGATAATTCTTTTTTGTACTAATCAACTTATAGGAGCTTAAGACAATGCAAACGATCATCACAAAGTACCTAGGCCCAACCAATCACCGTGGATCACGTTACAAAGCGACACACACCGGAAATTATACATCAGTCACACTCGACGCTGATTATTCGATGACCGCAGAGGCCAACCATGTTGAGGCCGCTTCGGCTCTTGCAGAAAAGCTTGAATGGGAGGGTGACTACGTTGGGGGCCACACGCAAGATGGCATGGTGTTTGTAAACTCTTATCCCTCCTATTGCTTTAGATCATCTGGCAAAGCGAAGGCGGCATAATGCAAACTCTTTGGCAAACATCCACACATGAAGTCGACTATTACGCAGGCTTTCTAGTGATCGCGGAGAACGACACACAGCGCAACTATGTGGTTCAGTTGACAGACAACAACGGGCGCAACGTAACGCGCAAACAATTCACAGACGCAGCCAGCACGCACGGCATAGACCGCGCTTGCAGCACATTCAAAAAACTAGCGGGGAAAGTTCAATGAAAGAATGGATCAAGGACGGTTTGGGGGTAATGGCTATTTTCTTTATTCTCTATGTAATCTTATTTTTTGGGGGAGCTTTATAATGGGGCGCGTAAAAGACATTTTTCAAGACGAAATCGAAAAGCTTTCTGAAATTTGCCCAGATTGTGACGGAGATGGGATCGTTATGATTGAAACCTACAAACAGCAAGGCTTTAGCCGTGACGTTGGAGAGATCTACATAGACCCCCAGACCTGCGAAACGTGCAGCGGTGAGGGCGCAGTATTTAAGGAGGAAAATGATGATTAACCCAATATTGCACATAATAATAAAAAAGATGCACCACCGCTTGGCAACGGGAGAAACATCCCAAGCGGCAGCGCACAAGGTGGCCCGATCGGTCGTAGGCAGACGCCTCGAAACCTTGCAAGGACTACACACGCTGGGTGGAAGCGCGTCAGGGGAGCAGATAGCCCGTGCGACCAAGCTATCTCTGTTTAGCATACGACCGAGACTTTCGGAACTCCTAGAAATGGAAATGATTGAAGAAACAGATAAGCGCTTCAATAATTCATACGGAAACAATGAGATTGTTTGGAAAATAACCAGAAAAGGGAAGACTTATGTACATTAAATTTGAGCAAATCCGCGAAATGGCAGACGAAATACGGCTAATTTCAGGCGACGATCAAGATACGTTTCTTGACACGCTAGACGGAGAGACCGACGCAATGGATATTTTAGGCAAACTCATTCAAGAGCGCACCGAATGCTCAATCTACGAAGGCGCTGCAAAAGAGCTGGCCGCAACTTACGCCGCTAGATCAAAAAGATTAGCCGCAAGGCAGGAGGGAATATCTTTTACAATAGGCCGGTTGCTTGATGCGATGGGAGAAACTAAAGTTACACACGCCCTAGGTACAGTCAGCAGAACAAAAGCCAGGTTTTCATTAGAAATCTACGATGAAACAGATATTCCCACGCAACTTATGAAAATAACAAGCAGGCCAGACACGACTGCAATCAGAAAGCAACTTGACCAAGGTGAGATTGTTCCAGGTTGCGAAATTAAATTAGGCCAACCATCAATCACAGTGAGAATAAAATGAAGATTGTTGAGGTTTCTAAAACTGTAACCGAAAAGATTTATTTCGAGAGATGTTCCTTGCACAAGCATCTAGGCAAAGCCCGAAATGAAGAATGCCCAAATGAATGCTGGGTACAGATCACAGGCAAGCCTGGAAAAAAGACAAACCATTGGGGAAGGCCAGCTTGCAGGGCTAAATTTAACAGAACAAGGGGAGTGAGAAAATGAGTGAAGATCAATTAAACGAGCAGAAAATGCGTGAAGAAATAGAATATCTTTCCAAAATGACAGGAGATCTAAACCGTAAATTGCAGACTTATGAATATGTATTCAGCTTGATAGATGATATAAGAATAAAGCCGCCGGAAACTATCACCTGCAAATATCGGCTACTAAACGGATCAGATCGAAAGCGCAGGAAGGGCGTAAAATGTCCACCGAATTGTCAAGTTATTATTGGACACGCCAACACGCAATGGGGGAAAGGCTGTCAGATAGCGCACCAAATGAAAGCAAAAAGGGAGCAAACAAATGAGTGAGCTACAAAAAGCAATGGCAGAGGTTAATGACCTTAACCGGACACACGGCGTAACCCAGCGGGGCGGCAAGAAATACACAGAGGTATTCGTGCGCGTTGAGGCATTCCGCAAAGCATTTGCACTAGATCACGGGATTAATACTGAGATCTTGCTGGATGATGGCAAGCGCGTGGTTATCAAAGCAACAGTTATAAACGCAGCGGGTATGATCGTAGGCTCAGGAATGGCGGAGGAGATCCGTGGAAGCTCAAACGTAAATAAGACTTCAGCGTTAGAGAATTGCGAAACAAGCGCCATAGGCCGCGCTCTGGCGTCGATAGGGCTACATGGCGGCACATATGCCAGCCTTAACGAGATTGATGCTGTACCACGCAAAGCAGCAGCTCAAAAAGAACAGGTTCAATCTACGAATGGTAAATCTACGATGGCGGCACTACTCGCGCCGGTAGATGAACCTCAGGGCGATCTTCTTTTACTTAAAAACCACGTCGGCCAAGATAAGGGATCGTTTGATCCGCAAGACTTTTCTAAAAACCTAATTACTTTAATTGGTACATACACAAAACTCGAAGCAAAAAAGAACGGCGACCCTGTATCACCACGGGAACGAATGACTTTTCTGCGAGAGCTGCTTGAGCAAAATCAACCGTCAATCGACAAGTTGAGCGATGCTTTTAAAGAGCAAGTCGATAGCCGTTACAAAAAATGCCTCAAGATTCTTGGCGCACAGGTTGAGAAGTAATGGAAATTTGGGGGGAAATGACACTGCGTCATAAAAAGGAACGGATTGAGCTGGTACAATCGTTAGCTCAAGGCCGTTTCACGCAGACAGAAGCGGCGAAGGTGCTGGGGACAACGCTAACCAACCTCAACACCTTTGTTAAACGAAACGATATCGAATGGATCTACGTACGGAAAGGCAGAAAAACAAAATGAAACCAAAAATATTAATTGCATTGGTGAGGGCCGCAGAACAGGGCCTTAGTAAACGCCAAGCGTCCGAAAGCTCAGACATACCATACCAAACTGTGCTTAAATATTCTAAAGATTATGGACTTAAATTTGCTTGTGAAAGGAGAAGGGTTAATGAAAAACGTAAAGAAGAAAGAATTGAACGAGAGCGGGGTGGCCGCGCTCAAAAGAATGTCGCGACTATTGAAGATAATGATCTATCTATCGGATCAGAAACACAGGCCAAATCTAAAACAGACTTTAGAGGAGCTGAATGCATTGCTACAAATAGTAGAGCGGCAATTGATAGAAAGCTAAAGTTGTTATTCTCCCAGGCAAAATCTGTTTATGAAAAGGCTGAAATTAAATATTGGTACAAATGGATCTGCTTTGAACATGATCTTATCCGACGCAAAAAACGCCCACCGTTTCCTGTTTCTAGAGTTGAGGGCTGGCAACACGCTAACTTTGCAAAGCGGGAATCTTTAGATCGGCGTGGTAGAATATTAAACACACTACAAAAAGCGCCAAGAACAACGTCACAGATTTCAGATATTACTGGCTTTGATGTTAGGTCAACGGCTCTCTTCATGCACAATTTGTTTCGGGAAGGCAAAGTAGATCGAACCATTGTCATTCCGCCTGGCGGCAGTAAAAAGAATAGGGTTTATCTTTATGCTCAACCTGGTGAAATGCAATGACATACTGGGTAGCCTTGGTACTTACGTATGTAGTTAGCGTTGGTGTAAACGAATATGAGGTTGAGTCTAAGATATTATTTCCTAGCCAAAGGCTATGCTCTGAAGCCAGTGATGCTGTGTACCCTATAATTTATCACAACTTCTCACGCAACAGCATGGCCCAGTGCGTTGAAACAGATCTCCCATCAACCAGTATGCGACCAAAAGCTAGACCTTGAATTAAGTATTGGTGTGGGCGGCTGTGATATTAATGTAGCGCATTTGGTAGCACGAACCAAAACAAACCAGACCCCGTGGCTAAGACTGTTAAGATTGTACCGCCCACCTAATACTTTTACGTTGGTTCATTTGCCATCACAAGAGCTGCCTCAAGAGTTTCTTTATTTCTTCTGGTCCAACCTTTTCCAAAGGTATCGAAAGTGCTGAGATTCTCATAGAATTTTTGTCGAGTGTGGTAAACAGCTTCAATAATCCGGTCTGGATCTACATCAGCAACAGCTTGCAATGTCATAGGACCAATAGACCCATCTTGAGTTGACCCAACAGCCCTTTGGATTGCTTTGGCTGGGCGTTTGCTTCCAGAATTAACACTCCAATCAAAGGCCGCCCAATCTAAGCCGCTAGGTAAATTGTCACCACAGACCTTATCCCAATAGTTTTTCTTGTATATCGGAGCAACATCGTCAGGCGTCAGCGCCCTCATGTCAGCCTCAGTGCTTTCCTTGCCCGTCCATTCGTCATACACAGCCTTGGTCACACCAAGATTTGTCATTCCGCCAGGATCTTTGGGATGATTTATAAAACCGCCTTCGTGTTTGAGTAACATTTCCAAGCATTCATTAAAGTTATCTTTCATTTTTTTAAACCCTTCATTGTACGGATTCCAAAGCTGGCGGCTATTGAAGCATACATCGCCCAACTAAACCAGCTTGGCGCAGCTTGGAGATTGATAAATCCTTGCTCCATGTAAGGCTGAAGCCCAGGCACAAAGCTACCTAACACTATGAAAATAAAGCATAAAGTCCAGGCTTCGTCCTTCCAACTGTCCTTACTGGCCTCAATAGCAGACTGTTCCCAAGTGATCTCTCCAGTAGCAATCTTCATCTTAGTCTGAGCTTCAGCTTTCTTGACCGCAGTCTTACCGTCAATCACACTTGTTGCCAGCCCCGCAAGGCTACTCACTATGTTTAACATTGCTTTTCCCCATGTTTGTTACGCCAAAAAACACGCCGACGATCCCAGCTACAGATATAAAATACACCCCTGCGATGGATGATAGGGCAGACGTTGCCTCACTCAGACCGATCCAGGCGGTGACAATTATAGAAAACGGATACAATAACATTCCGGCCAGGCAAAAATAAACTACAGCCCGTTGCATATCGCGCTTACTATCTTCATCATCTAAAACGCGTCGTCTGTTTTCTAATTCCAATAATGCAAATTCGTCGCGGCTTACCAAATTGTCCTTATTGACATCTAGTTTATCAAACTCTGTCATTACTTCCGACTCTCTGCTAATAGGGCTGCGCCCCAAATTAAACCACCAGTAGCGATTGCAATTAAAACAATAAAAAACCCTACCGATATAAAATAGAAAATCTTGTCACGCTTCTCTGCCTCTGCTTCAAGAGCCAGCTTCTTTCTTTTTCTAACTTTTGCAGTCTCACTTACAACCATATCCCACAGCCCGGGCTCCGCATTAGGGCCGCTTCTACACAAAGATCTTAATTCAGATAAAGCTTTTTTATGTGCCATTCTAGCTGACGCAATAGCAAAACCTTCTTGCTCAGAAGAATTTAATCTGCCCAGTGGGCCTTTGTGTTTACCAGTTTCAGCTAAGTTTATTTCGGATTCAATTTCAGCAAGCTTGCCAAAGGCAGGCATCAGTTCATTAATATCTTTACCAGCCTTAATAGCGGAGCTTATACCGCCAGCAACTTTGGTAACCATACCAGCAAGGGCTAGGACTTCTATCATCAGCCCATCTTTATCAGTACGGTAATTAACATTATGATGACCGCGCCAGTGCCTCCAATAAAGATAGCCTCAATGCGATTATGTGCCGAAGAAACTGTGCGCTTATTCATTAGTTTTATTCCCGTTACTTTAATTTATAACTATCTCCAACGCGGTCCTTCAAACCAAGCTACTAAAGATTTTCGTACACCAGAAGTAACTGGCTTTACTTTATGTTGAAGATAGCTTGGAAAAACCAACACTGTTCCCCTTGCTTTTACATTAGCCTTCGGACTTTCGCATTCGTTAAACTCAAACTCACCGCCTTCGTACTCGTCAGGACCAGAAAGCTGGACCGTGATGCTTAGCTTGCGGTCTAACTTATTGTTGGCGTTCCAGTTGATGTCGTGATGCCAGTTGTAGTGACCGCCCTCAGATGCGTGATACTCAGTAAACTGAACGTCAGCTTTCTTAAATATATGGGCGCCAAAGGCCGCTTGGTTAGCCGCGTCTGCGTAATTGTAAAGCATCTCCAAAATCATTTGATTGCCAGTTAGCCAAGACACACGGCTCTGTCGTGCTTCAGAGCCAGCACCATTGAATGTTGTGGCTTCCTTAGCCTCACCAGCCAGAGAGATAATTAGGTCAACAATATCATCTGATACGCCATTTTCCCACGCTTGCCATAAACTCCTCATTCTGGAGGTGTTGGCCATGATATATTATGAGGAAATCCAGATTGCTCTGTAACGTCAAGCAATGCAGTTCTGTATGTAGTCCACTCAGTTTGCTTAGACGAAGTTAACTCGGCCCAGCGCAAAGCATTAGACACCATTGGGTCTACAAATTTTCTTAGATTAGTGTCACGTTCAAAGCGACCCGCTGCGGCTGCTTCTGTTGTTAGCTCTTCAGAAGTAGGAGCAACGTAAGCTTCAAAGTTTGTGCCAATAAGATCCATAAGTTCATCATTGTCGATGGTGGAGTCTTCGTCATTAGGGTCTAAAAAATAAGGTATCCAGCCGTAATCTGGATGGTTAATTTCTACTTCCATAGCTAAGTTGTCAGACTGTAGTGATGCCGCGTTGCGGACTTCTGTGATTGCAATGCTCATTTAAGAAATCCTTAAGAAAACGGTGATACTCATATTATTGTAAACGTAATAGGCATATGAAAAACCCATTGTGCGCCACGTCCCTGACATGCCGCCGATAAGGCTAGACGTAGTTTGAGTTAAGACGTTTGATTGGCGTAAATTAGTACCAGCAACCGTCATACCACTGTAATAAGCGTAGTTATTATCGCTCATTTGCGCTCGAACACCAAGCGCGTAGCTACCTACGGAATTAAATGTTACCCCAACACCAGTTCCAGACGGTCCAGTAGGTCCAGTAGGCCCAGTAGGTCCAGTGCCTCCGCCCGAACCAGTGGGTCCAGTAGGTCCAGTAGGTCCATTAGAGCCGTTCGATCCGTTAGGGCCAGTAGGACCAGTTGGTCCCGCAAGAGCAGCATTAGCAATGGTTTGTTTTTCCCAAGTGCTTGAAGATACATCGTAAACAGGGATAAGGTCAGCAGAGGCTGCATCTGTTCCGGTGCTGAATGCAGTGATTGCAGTTCCTACGTTGGCCGCATCTGTTACATCTGATGACGCTTCAATACCATTTAATTTTGTATGGTCTGCATCTGTAAACACATTGGAATCTGTAGCTGCTTCTACTGCTGTTCTAATTTCAGCGTTACTTTGGTCTGCCGTCGCGCTTGCTTCGATACCGTTAAGCTTGGTGTGGTCTGCATCTGTGAAAACATTACTGTCAGAAGCCGCCTCTACCGCAGTTCTAATTTCAGCATTTGTTTGATCTGCTGTAGCCGACGTTTCTATCGTATCTAATTTTGTTCCATCAGCCGAAACATCCCGACCATCAACTGTTTGTGTGCCTGAGAATGTTAGGTTCCCAGTGAGCTGGCCACCAGAAAGAGCAAGGAAACCAGAGCCAGCAGTAACGCCTTGTTCCCATGCACTTCCCGTATATACCTTTAAAGTATCGTTATTCGTGTTGAAAAATAAATCTCCAGAGTCATTGTCGCTAGAAGGATCAGATGAACCCACACGATAACGCGCAGCAAAATCATTAACTCCACCTAAGTTAGATGCAACACTGTTAACATTAGATATCGAACCAGACACGTTGGACATCGCCGTGACATTAGCAGATGTACCCAGTATCCCCATATCCTCAATGATAGCGGCGACTGCCAGTATTCCCATGTCTTCGACAACGGCGCTAGTTCCAAGCAAACCCATTGCTGTTACGTTTGCTGAAGTACCAAGGGTATTCATATCGCTAACGATATCGCTCGTAGCTAACGTATTCATATCGGATACTACATCACTTGTAGCCAGTATAGCTAAGTCAGCAACTACAGCAGACGTGCCAAGCAGTCCCATGTCTTCGACTACAGCAGATGTACCAAGTAAACCCATTGCTGCTACATTGCCGGTAGTGGCCAATAAATTCATGTCAGCAACTACATCAGTAGTAGCAAGAGTATTAAGATCCGCAATGATATCACTATTTGCCAGAGTATTCATATCAGATACTACATCTGAGGTTCCCAGTATCGCCATGTCGGCCACAACTGCGCTAGTTCCTAACAGCGCCAAGTCAGCAATGGCAGCCGATGTACCAATAAGACCCATGTTTGTAACTGTAGTTGAGTTACCCAATAGCCCCATTGCCGTTACGTTTGCGCTCGTTGCCAAGGTATTTAAATCAGAAACAACATCACTTGTTGCTAACGTATTCATGTCAGCAACCACATCAGTAGTGCCTAGAATAGCCATGTCAGCTACAATGGCGTCAGTAGCCAAAATGGCCATATCAGCGATTACTGCGCTAACTGCTAACAGACCCATATCCTCAATCACAGCAGACGTACCAAGTAGAGACATATTACCGACAACGGTAGACGTACCAAGTAGACCCATGTCTTCGATAACCGCAGCGGTAGCTAACAAATTCATGTCAGTGACAACATCGCTTGTGCCCAGGATGGCCATGTCGGCCACAACATCTGATGTACCTAAGATTGCCATATCAGCTACGATTGCATCAGTACCTAAGATTGCCATATCGGCTATTGCTGCTGTTGTTCCTAGTAAAGCCATTGCAGATACATTGCCAGATGTACCAAGTAAACCCATGTCTTCGATAACCGCAGAAGCGGAAAGTAAGCCCATGTCTTCAATAACTGCGGCAGTACCAAGAAGATTAATAGATGTAGTTACATTAGCTAAAGACTGAACTGCGGTGATGTTTGGACCGGCTTCTGGATCTCCGCTTGTTGCGTTAAACCCCAGGACTGTACCCTTACGCACATTCTTTACAGGAAGCTCTAGGTTTGTATAAACATCACCGGCATTAAGAAATAACCCACGCTCAATTTTTTCATCAAGCTGCTGTGCCATGATAACATTACTATCAAGTTGTTCATTCAAGCTTGAAGCCAACAAATCACCAGCAGTAACAAAGTCTGTTGTTCGAGATAACTCACGACCACCAATGATTGTAAGAACGTCAGATGAAATTAAAGCCACCCCCAAGGAAACCGATCCGGTTCCGTTTGCGTTCAAAGACACAGAATAATTAGTTGTTAATGTTAATAATGTGTTATTTTTAAAAACAGCAATATCGGTTTGCTGTAATGCGTTGAATGTAAATGCAAAAGGTCCAGTTCCAGTATTGCCTGTGAACTGAACTCGGCGCGTTACCGGATTGATTGCGATATTGCTCATGCTTACTTTCCACTTGTTTAGCTACTTATAGCAGATTAATTAATAATGTTCCAATAGTTAGTTATCGAAACCCGCCTCCGGTCTTAACTATGCTTGATGGGGGGAGCCACATATCTTTGCCGGTTTCTCTTTTCAACCTTCTTTCCCTCCTCTTGAGGTATCCAGGGTTTATGGTTTCTTGCAATTGATACCAAATTAAATAATTCATTGCTTCTTTTGTGTAGAACAAGTTAGCAAATGGAACATTTCCTTTAGCCAATCTAAGCGCAGATCCCGCAAGGTCTGTATCTTCACCTATAGCTGCGCCTTTAATTTGTGTAAGGAGGTCAACCGCCTTCGAAATAGTTCCAATACCAGGGCCAGCTAGTGTTTGAAGTGTAGATCCGCCATAGCGGTTGGCTTCACCAAACAAAAAGTCTCCATATATTCCTAGGCCACCACCTTGAAGAGCGCCAGCAAGAAAAGATTCTGCGTTTGCCGGACGCATTTCATTTCCCTTGGCTATCTCTTTTAGCTGCATAACATAATAACCAAGAATTGTTGTGCCTACAATGCTATTTACTAAGCCCATATTAGCGCCAAGACCGCGCTTTAATTGATCTGTTTTAGTCTTAGCTCCATAACCGTACAGTTGACGCCCAACGCCTTTTGTCAGAGCTGTAACTCCAAACGATTTAAACTGACCTATAAACCTAAGGGCCTGACCCACTGTCGTATCTGGGCGATAACCGCGCCGCATAATTGCGCGCTCTCTTGCTCCTGGCGATGGAACGGAAAAGTCTGCTTCAGATACAAGCAATGCAAATACGTTTTCACGAATTGCAACATCTGGTATTTCACCTGGAACAAGATAAATCCGCCCATCTGGGCCTTTCTTTGCGCCCTTACGGGCCAGCTCCCAGCCAGCGTCTTCTATTCCGTAATTAGCAAGAATACGTTTTAAATCATCTGGAAGTTTATCAAACCTTTTTGTTGCCTCACGACCAAGATCATTTGCAATCATTAACGTAACGCCACGTTTGTTGCTTTCGGTCCAAGGTTGCAAAAGATTAAGCTTAAAGAAAAGTGACATTGTTTTAGCTGTCTGCCCTGGCACATCATCAGCCGCATTAAAGCGGCTCATAAAATCACCTAGCTGACCTTCAAGTCCAACGCCCATCCTATCAGAGAAATCACGCATTTGTCCTGTGTTCATGCCTTTAAATACAGCGGTTAGCCCGTCATTCCATGCGTCAAGTAATGATCTGCCTTGATAAATTCTATTAGTTGCAATGAAGGCAACATCGGAAAGCGCAGAAATCCAAGCGCCTCCAAGCTTTGCCATTGTTTGAACTGACCTAAACCCGTGAAGCACCCTTACTAGAGGGGTGTGCGACCCCATGTTTACATCTCCGGTAACTTCAGCAAGAGCAGCTTGGAACTGTACAACTCCAGTACCAAGACCTTGCCGTTTAATTTTTTTAAGTTTTTCTGGATCTTTTCTATAAGTCTTTTCCATTCGATCAATAACGCGATCAACCATTGCCTGAGGGTTAGTCCCAAGCACGTCCATAAGAGCAGTTGCCCTTGATGTTGATTGTAGGTCTTGCATAAACGATTCGCGCAAAGATCCTTTTCCAAACTTTTGGTCATAATCGTACCAATCATTCGGCTTGTTAAAAATAAATACTCCAGATGCACTTTCTTTTTTGGCAAGATTGCCTGGACCCTTAAAGGCACGGCCTATTTCAGTTCTTTCCCCACCTCTTCTTATGCCGGAAACAATCGCGTCATAAGAGCTTTCAAGAAATCCATCTATTCTTTCGGGGGCAATTCCCATTTTCTCGTAATTTAATTTACTTCTAATCTCATTATCCCAAGCCTCATATCCGGCCTTAACCAATCGGCGTTGATCGTGGCTTGCCTGGACAACTCTGCCCTCTTTTAATTTTATAAATGCGCCAGCTTGGTTTTCCCTTAGAAGAGCCTGCCTTTGGTATTTAAATAATATTTGAGCAATATCTTTTGCATCTTTTGTTGCGCCTGGAACGCCTTCTGGTTTAACTCTATTTAAATCTCCAAGAACATTTGCAACTTCTCTTTCAAAATCGCCCTTCATGTTATTAAATTTTATATCTAGTTTGGATTTTTTTAAATCAGCAACTAAATTTCCTACGTATGAAAGCAATATACCGTTCGTAAGGGAATCAACAGAACGACCAGATCCGGCAAACGGAGTGTTAACCCCTACTAAAGCACTCTCTAGACCTAATGATGGATTATCCACCATCTTATCAGCGGCCTCTATAAAAGACATTATCTTTTGCTCTTTGAGGATATTCATATAACGATTGCGCTTTTCAATCTTTTTTGCAATCTCTGCATCCTTGGCCATAACCAAGCCTTTACTTAAAATTTCAGCTTGGGCTTCGGCATATAGACCTGGAATTTTTCTAGATCTTTTTTCGGCCTGCAACTCAGAAATCATTTCTATAAGCTGGTCTTCCGTTAACCGGCCTTTGTTTACTGAATCAATAACCTTTAAACAATCTACCATTACGACCCCGCTACGCAAGCACTTGCGGCTTCAACAACTTCTACATATGCGTCTGTTGTCGAAACAATTTCTTCTAATTCAGCTAACTGTTCTAAGTGATAATCAGTCAACCCCCCGTCTGCCCTAATTTGCTCAACCATTATTTCCTGTCTGGGTATTATATAATTAAGCTCTGCATCCTCACCCATAGAGTCAAACTTCAAAAGGTCTTCAAAATATGAATCGTTTGGCGGTGCGTTTGCCATAATTTCATCTAAGGAAACGCCTTCAATCTCATTACCATTACGCGCTAGTTTTTCGGATTGAATGTCTATAATTGTTCTGGATAGACCGCCATAGGCTTCAGCAGCGCTTTGGTTTAATCTGGACATTTCTTGAGAAACAATAGCCACCTCCTCATCAGAGACATCCTTTACTCCATGCTCTTCTAACTCTTGGCGAATATCTGAACGTCTTGAAATTTCTGCCTCAAGATCACTGGAGGCATCATGGTAATCCCTCCAATCTTGTGCATCCTCTAAGTCGCTTCTTGCAAAGACAAGGTTCCCACGGGCCTCCTCAGACAAAGCTTCCATTAAAGCATTAGTATCTCTTGCTGGTAAATACCCAGCCTCTTCAGCAAGCTCTGCCATATCATCAAGATTTAATTCTGACCTAGTGTTGTTTACTGGGTTAACTGATTTTCCCTTTTTTGTTTTATATCCAGCTCTTGCTATGTATCCAATATTCTTTAATTCGCCGCGAAATGTTGGGTCTTGATCGTTTATGCCACCTGATATTTTAACAAACTCACTAAGCGTTGTTGGCTTTCGTGGTCCCTTTGTAAGTATCATATCAACCTGTATGCCTTGATCCGTTACGAACTGACGTATTGCAGTCATATATGCAGTGCGAACATTGCTTTGTTGAGCGGCGGTTCTTGCTTTGGCTTCTGGGGCTCTGGCCGCTACTGCTGGTTGACTCACTTCTAAACGAACAGGAATTTCAACGGCGTCTAGTTCGGTACGAATTATACTTTCTAAGTCTCCGCCCACAGCATCCAATACTGCTTTGGGATTTATAGGGGCACGCGCTACCATACCAGCTATAGTTCCGATACCACCACCTAAGAATAAACCAGCTCCAACATTAAGAAGAGCTTCAGACATTGTATAATCAAGCTGTTGATTTTTTGATAATCCGTAATACAAAGGCTCAAGCAGTAAAGCACCACCCACGCCTTCAATAGCGCCAACCCTAGCCCTGCCTGCAACTCTGCCTAACTTAGCAATGGAAGCAGCCCTTCCGGCTGGCCCTACAAATGGAATAAACATTGAGGCAACTTCAAGTGGATCTGAAGCAACTGCCAACATTCCGCCACCAAATTTTGCCACCGTAGGAATAAGACCTGTTGGGCTTTTAGATATAATTGCGTTTCTAATTATTTCTTCTTTTTTACCTTTAGCTAAAAGCTTGGCTTCTTCTTGAGATGTGGGGGCGTCAAACTTTAATCCAAGATCTTTATATTGTTCGTTTAAATCTTCTGGACTTTTTAGTCTGCCCTCTTCTAAAGCCTGTTCGGTAAATCTATCTTTTACAGTTTTATTTTGACTGTATATGCTATCAAGCTGAGAGGTTATGGACTCACGGGCTATAGGGTCTACCTCAAGGGCCAAATTATATTCAAGATCAGATTGAAGCTGTTCAAGCTCAAGGATTTCTAATTTCTCGTCTTCGCTAAAAACATCTGATTTTGCACGAAACTGTTCCATTTTTCTTGAGATTAAGGTTCCAGCCATAGGCATAGAAGATAACTCAGACACAGCACGTCCCAAAGTAACACGCAACTCATCAGCGCCGGTCATGCGAAGAATACGGTTTTCTGTGTTAAGTGGCCGTGGTTGCATTATTTGCTCCCATCAATAAATTTCTGCGCCTCTGCGGCGTAACCAGCGGCTTCGTCAACAACTACCTCGCCATCGACAACTGCCGCATCTTCCCCCACAGGAATATCCGCTTGCAACAATCCCTCTTTACGGAAACCAGCGGCCTGCTCTGGAAATTCAGAGACACTATCTATTTCAGAATAAAGCTCGGAAACCAAACCTGGAAGTTCTGAAAATTTAACTTCAAACCCAGCCGGAAGATACGTTCCATTTATGTCATAATGAAGGCTTAGACCATCGGCCGTGCTGTTATTTAGAAACTTTCCTGTAGAAGAAAGAGAAGCTATCGCTACAGCTTTATCAACAAACTCTGGATATTGATCTGCATCCAGCACATCCAAATCAAGCACTGCAAGAATTTGCTCATTCATAAGCAGTGATGTATTTTGTTGTATAATTTGAGGATCAAATTGCATTGGAACAATATATATTCCGCTTTGCTCAACAACTGTTTGACTGCTCTCCGGTATTAAATCATTAATAGCGCTTTCTACTGCTTCAGCAACGCTGCCGCCCTTCTTTAATCTTGAAAGGGCAAGCTTTTCAATAGTGTCAAATTGTTGATTAAATATTTTGTTAGCAGGATCTCCACCACCAGCTAAATATGCTGTTCGGTAATCTTCTAAAGCGTCAACCATTTCTGAGTCAACGTCACTTTTTATTGTACTGGGCATCCCAACCACAATCTCGTTAACGTTCATTACTGATATATCTACTAGCTCTTTCTGTACGGCTGGATTGTTTACATACATTGCCTGTACAAACTCTGGCTTCAAACCTTGCGCCCTAAGTTCTTCAATAAACTGTGGTGCAAGGCTTGTATCATCGTCATATTTTAACCCGCTTACAATATCATTAAATGAAGCTGAAGCAACATCGCTATCAATGCTTTGAAGGAAATTTACGATTTGAGCCGCCATAGGCTTTGGCATGAAGTTTCTTTTGCTTTTAGGAACGCCAAGCACATCTAACTCTGCATCTGCAACTCTATGCAAATTTTTTAAACGCCTAGCAGCCGATCCTAGATCTCCTTCTTCTATAGCACTAAAAATACTTTCTATGTATTCAGCATGTCCTGGGTCTGTTTGAGCAAGATATAAACCAGCATCTTTATTTATAGCATCGTTTCTGGAAGCAACAGATTTCTGCCAATCAGCAAGTCTTCTCACAGCCTTCGCCGGATCTGAAGCAGTAGAAATTTCTGCTTCAAGATCAGACGTTATTTGATCAACACGGCCTGGAGCCATATTATTTAGTGTTCCGCGATTTAAAACATCTTCTTGAGCATCAACCCACGTTTCCTTGAGAGATTTGGCAATATCCTCTGGAAATAAATCTTTTATTAATTCTTCATTAATATTATATCCATTAGTTTCACCTGTAGCGGCAAGAACAACAATAGCGTTATTTAAATCATCAACGGTAGATGTTTGTTCTGATGTAATTTCAGAATTTAAACGATTTTTTAAAGTTTCATTAAAACTAAAATTTGCTTCATAACTATGTCCAGGCAACGGGCTTTGATTGTACACCTCAAGCAATGCTTTTTTTTGATTAATGTCAGAAGCGTTGTTAAATACATATAACCTATTCTGACGAACTGCTTTTTTTAAAGTTTGATCCACAACATTTTTTGCAGTTTCTTCCTTTATGCCAAGATCAGTTTGAGACTGTAAAAACTTTTCACCTAAAATCAGAAGGTCACTTTCCCTAACACCAGGTTGAGTTGCTAAAAAAATAATTTCATCAGAGTCGGTAGTGATAATCTGAGACACCCTTACAGCAGCAGCCTTTTTAGCTTTAGTAAATACTATATCAGAATATCTGCCCTCGTAGGTCAGAGAGCTATCAGCCAACCTAGCGGATAGAACACCAGCGGCAACTGGGTCTACATCAGCCATAGATGCAGAGTATCCATCTCGAATAGAAGACATCGACTCATTAAAAGCAGACATTGACATATTGTTCCTGTCAGCATCGCGAGAAAGATTTTGCATATCTTGTTTGGCAAGGCTTTCAATTTCAACAACTGCAATTCTATTTGCAGCGCTTACGGCAGAGCGCTCTTCTATATTAGTCGGTCCACCGGCCTCAGTTATAGACCTTAAAGTAGGTATTGCGCCCTCCTCACGGACACGCTCCTCTCCGCGAGTTACTGCTAACTCACCGGCTTTTTCAAAAGCAAAACTAGACATACGATCAAGTTGCTGAGAAATGGTTGCGCCAAGCCTCGACTCTTCCCGCTTATTTGCAAAATCTATTTGCTGCGGTTGCCTGTCACTAATTCCAATGCGCTGATATCTAGGTAGAACCGCCATGTTTATTTTCCTATACTTGTCCGTACTGGTACGCGCCTTGACCCAAAGTACCTATTGCCGAAATATTAGAACTAAATTGCGCGGTTTTACCAGCTTGCCTGTAAATGTTAGCTTGCATACTTGCCTGCCCAATTGCCATTGCGGCATTGTCAGCAGCAATATTAAACTCCCTTACGCCCTCACCCATTGCATAGCCTTGCAAGGTAGCCGCAGATCCAGAAGTAGGATCAACACCACCAGCACCAGCACGCGCAACAATTGAAGCTAATGTTTCATTTAAGTTTCGCAATGCATCAGCACCCTTTTGCTTATATCCAATAGCTTCAGATCTGCCGCGAAGCTCTGCTTGTTGAGCTTGAAGGTTATACCCTTCTCTTTGCGCCATGCCAGATTTAACCTGACCAGCCGCAGACGCAACCGTTGCTACCGTTGACGCCACTTTAAATGCTGTTGCTAGTTCCATGTTAATTTCCTACGCTTAATCTATAATCAAGGCCCAAGACGATCATAGCCAAAGGCACACTTTGACTTATTGTAATCTGCCCTGATTGGCTAAATCCTAAAAATCCATGCGCTACCTTAGTTCCGGTAAAGGGCTGAACGGCCTCGTCAAGCACATCCACACCAAGATTTCTAAACGCAATTTGTTTTTCGTTAATGGTCATATCTTGAGTGTTGTTTACAATCGCATCAACTTGAATAATCCGCTTTTTAAATCCCTGCACAGATCCGCCCGAAAGAACAGGTTCGGCTGGCATGGTCCTAACTGTAACCGGATAATCTAATCCAACCTGGTAACTAGCCGTTGCTGGTGTTGTGAAGGTAATTGTAAAGGGTGAGGCTGGAACCGTCTGAGAGGCCAGCACAACGCCATCACGAATGATTGCTACTGTCTTTCCCTGTAACTGTGTCATTGCCACTGAATTGGCAGCTCCGCCGGTCTTGGCGCTATCCAGGGTAAGACTAGAATCAAACTTCTCCAGCATATACCTAACTTGACTGTTTACTGTGCGTTTTACAATTACATAAACATCAGCAATCTCAACCGATACTGCAATAAATTCGCCATCTGTAGTAAACCGGCTGGGCGCAATAACATTCTGCCCTACCAGAATAGAGTAAACGGCCATAGATCCGTCTGTCCCGTTCACAATAAATATGCGATCACTTTCATCAGTAGAGGCAGCGCGTCTAGCGGCTAGGTCAACTGGGTTCTTTAAAAGGTGAGAGCTAAGAGCAGATAGGGGCTGTACCTGGTAAGACGCAGTTGTGTCACCAAACTGGAAAGCGTTTAGAGATTTACCCTGCCTTTGAATGAATACAGTAGCACCATTAAGATCTTCGATTGGAAGACCAGGCTTTGATCCCAATCGTGTTTGCGGCCTAACAAAGAAAGTAGAAGGGGTAATCGGATTATCGCCAGACTGAAGAACCGCAAACTCTGCGCCAGTAGTAAACACGCGCAAGTCGTTTCCAGAAAATAAATTAACAATGCTGTTAAGCTGATTTGTGTTTATTGTTGCCTCAACGCTTTCATCATCAAGCCCACTACCAGCTCCAAAGTCAAAATAATTAATTACCTGAGAACCCCATATTGTATTTGGTCTGGATTTAGATCCACCAAAATATAGACGCCCCTCATGGAATGCGGCAGACCTGGGCCAACCACGGGCATTAGACCAAACATCTTCATACCCATGTTCACTTTCCCAGTTTCCAGCAATAATTCCACTTGTGTCAAAGAAATTAACTTCGGTCACAGCCTTCATTACGGTGTTAGATACAAACTCAACATAACGGGCGCGGCCAAATGTGCTTGTTACCTGAGCGTATTCACCAACAGCCGCCGCCTCGAAAGGATGCACAGAATAGTTTGATGTCCCATTGGGCGCAGTATCCCATGCCGGATATACCGTTAATACCTTTGTAGAGGCAACATAATCCTCAACATGGCGCGTTTGACCTGATCCAGTACCAGAGGTAATTTTAACAAACATTCCGTTAGGTCCATCATCGGACGAGAACGAACTTGA